TGAAAGAAACAAATCATTTCTGTATGAAAGGTAATCATTTCCATTATTAAATAAAACATTTCTTAAAAGACTATCATCTCCATCTTCTATTATATCTGATTTTATTTCTAATATCATTTGTTCAAGCTCTAAATCTCTAAGAATATCTATATTGATTTTCTTTGAAATAACTTCTTTTATGAAGTCAAATTCAATCTTATCAAAAGCTTTCCTTGGCATTGAATATTCTCCTCAATTTTATATCAATATTATAAATCAATTTTCAAGAGAATATCAATATTTCTAAAAATTTTTTTCCTATTATAATTTCTTCAATTAAGTTAAAATTAAACCTAAAACAAATATTTAACATGTCTTTCTTATACTTTTCATTGGTTATAAAACAAACATATTTAGAATTTTTTAAATTTTTTCTTATAATACTATCAAAAGTTTCTAACCATTCTGTATATCCATTTTCAAATATACCTAATTCTTTTTTTGTTTCAAACATAGGAATATCAATATAAAAGCAATCATATTCTTCAAATTTTCCATATTTTTTTAAATTATTTTCTATAATATATTCTTCTTGAATATTATAAAAGACTTTTATTTTAAATTTTTTAATTATATTTTCTATTATTTTAGGATATTGCAATACTTCTTTATTATCTGGATGGACTTCTGAAATATGTTTTCGATATGTTTTTAGATTTTTAAATCTTTTCTTACAGAAATTACAGTGAATGTAATTTGAATAATCTTTTAATTTAAGACTTTGAACTTGAAGTCTCTTAATTATATGATCTTGAGATTGTTTATAATTTTTTTTAGGCATTTTGTTTTTGCATAATTACAAGATATTCCCAATTCTTATCTTGATTTTTTTTTCTTTTAAAATGATTTTTATTATTATTTCCTACTTTTATTTCTTCTTTAAATGTAAGATTAAATTCTTTACAGATTTCAATCATATCATTTTTATATTTTTCATTAATTATAAAACAAAAATATTTTACAGAATCTTTCAAAGAATTTTTTACTAATTTTTTCCAAAATTCATCAAGCCACTTTCTATAATCATTTTCATATGTTTTTTCATTATATATTTCTATATTAAAATAAGGAGGACAAGTAAACACACATTCATAATTTTCCTCGGGAGTAAATTTAGTCGAATCTTTATTGTAAACTATCTTATTTTCTATGTTAAAATCTTTTATGATGTTTCTTATTCCTTCACAACTTCTACTATCTAAATCATTGTAAATGTATTTTATCTTGCTGGCTCCAAGAAGTCTGTGTCCCCATCCTCCACAAGGATCATAAACTGACTTTATTTCATAATCTTCTATGAATTTTTTTATCCAGAATGGAGAATGAAAAGAAAATCCATAATATATTCCACTAATTTTAAATCCTCTAAGTAATTCATAATCAGTAATATTTTGAATTTTTTTATTAAGATAAAAACTTCTATTCATTAAAAGTTTAGAACGTATTCTTAAATCAGTTTTCCACAATTCTTTTTCTTTTTTATAAAAATGATCTTGATAATTAAGTATAATTTTATTCCAAGAAGAATTATAATTATAAAATGGTATTTTATTTTTTATAGTATTAAATTCTATTTGACAAGCTTCTTCAGTAAATTGTAGAAATAAATCTGTACTTAAGAATCTTTCAAAATCTTTCAAATTCCATAAAACAAGAAAATTTATTTTACTTTTTTTAGCTATTTTTACTTTTTCTGGATCTCTTTTTATAAATACATTCAAAGCAACTTCATATTGATTTGTTTTTTTAGGGTTTTCTTTTCTTTTTTCTATAGCTTTAATTTTCCATTTTTCAATTAATTTTTTATGTTCTTCTTTATCTTTATCATAATTTTCAATATAATGATGCCAATTACCATTATATTCTATAAACAAATCTAAATCAGGTATATAAAAATCACAATTAAAAGGATATCTTTTTTCATTATAATTTCTTATTATATTAGGATATATAGTTTTTAAAATTTCATAAATATTATTCTCTGGATTAGATTTATTGAAACTATTATTTTTCTTTTTTGTTTCATATTGTTTATCAAGCCATTCCTTTATAAGTTCAGGATGATTTATTTGCTTATCTTTAAATGTAGTACTTATTTTTATTCCTCTTTCTTCTGCATTTAGTTTCATTTTAGACTGCCAGTCATCAATCCATTCTTGAGTCCTTATTTCTCCTTTATGAATTTCACTTTGCCTTTGTTTGCAATAATCAGACTGTTTTTTATCCCACATTGAATTTTTTTCTTTTTTATGACCCCCACTTTTTTCTATAGCTTCTTTCATATGTTTCTTCCCTTCTTCTGTATGTGGAACTTTATGTCTAGGATTTCCAATTTTAGAATGTTCATCTGAACAATATTCTCCAAAACCTCTTGAATGATATGTAACTAAATTATCACATCCTTTTAATTTACATTTAGGATATTCTTTTATGTCATGTAAGAAACAATACAAACGAGCCTTCATGTCTATTTCTTCGGGAAGATTTTTTGTAAATTCTTTCAAGTCTTCAATAGCTTTAAGAATAATAGGATTTTTTGATTTTTGATAACTTCCTATAAGACAATTTTCATTTCTTACTATAGGTTTAATTTTTTCAAAATCTTTAATATTCATTTTTTAACCTCTAATAATTATAACATATTATAAATAAAAAATAAAATTTTATCAATTTTTGTTTTGAACATAAAAAAAACCTCTGGAAAATAAATCCAGAGGTTTTAATTTTTGATTTTTAGTTAATCTTAAGCAAGAGGTAAGTTTGAAAGAACTATTCTTACAAGATAACCAGGTTGAAGTACCTTCAAATCGCCGAAGTGCGCCAATCCTTGTTCTGAATATAAATTCTTATATTCAAGTTTCTGAGTTTTATAAAGAGGAATAAGAGTTCCGCAAGCAATACTTACATCTTCTGGCATTTCATCATTTCTATAAACAGCTACAAGTTCATTCTGAGGAACAATAGCATTAGGAACTTTGAAAATGTCGATCTGATCAATACTACCAAGTCTATGAGCTCCAACTTTAGGCTGTGCACCAGAAGCATCAAATCTCTTATGAAGTTTTAAGTAAGAAGTAGCATTAGGACCACCATAGATTTTTGTTACTCCACCTCTTTGTAAGAGGTTAAACATAATATCACCAGCCTGATCAATAGCATTAGTAATAGCCTGTGCTCTTTCTATTGTGCTATCTTCACCACCAGCAGAAGGAGATCCATCAAAACTTACGCTTGAGTTACCATAAGCAGCTGTATAACCAAGTCTTAAAGCCTGGAAGTCTAATGATTTCTTTAATTCATCAGCAGCACCTCTAATCAATGCTTCTTCAGCATCGATGTTAAGAGTTGTTCCAAGTAATAACTCAGTCATTTTGCTCCAAGATACACCAAGGGGATAAGGTCTCACCCTAAACTGATAATCTCTTAATTGAAGATCAACTAAACCAAGGTTTCCATAATTAGTAGAAACTTCAGAATTGTAATTATATTCTACTATAACTTGAGCACCTGAAGCAGGAGCAGAAGTAAATACTATAGAATATTGACCAGTTGTATAATTGATAGTACCTGAAGAAATACCAATTGCTGTTTCTCCAGCTTGGTTAGGAACTAAATCTTCGCCAGTTGAAGCAGGAAATACACCTGAACCATTATCATTACCAACTAATACGTTACCTACATATACTCTAACTGAATAAGGAACTATAGGAGACTGACTTGAAGATACTGATGTAAAAGTAACCTGAGAACCATTACCAAGACTATTATTAATATCTTGAACTATTTCTGTTGAATATCTGTAGGTAGAAGATTCAATTAAATGTTGATTAATTGTAGAACCTCTTTGTGCAGAATCATAAACAGGATATAAGTAGTACATAGAATCTCTTGTTGTCTGCATAGACCATTCTAAGAATACATCACCTCTAACACTGTTCGGATATCCAAGTCTAACTATTTTCATAACATTTTCAGGAGTTGTACTAAAAGCTGTAGAAATCTGTGTTTCAGTAAGTCTTCCTAAATGTTTTTCTTCCCATTTTAAAACAAAAGCTAAATCTCTTGCTTTTTCAGGACTTTTTTCATAAATTTTAACTAAGCCTTCACCTATACCTTTCTTTTTACTCCATGATTCAACAAGCTTATCACCTTCCTGTTTTCTTTCACTTGCATCTGATTCATGTATAGGTTTTACTTTTTCTTCAATTTTTTCTTGCATTGCTTCTCTGAGTCTCATCTAATTTCTCCTTTAATTTTTTTGTTTAAATTTTCTGTTTTGAAAAGTTTTTGTTTTCTGGAACAAGATTCAGTTCCATTTATATGAAGGAAAAATTATTCCTATGTTTAATAACAATCAATTTTGATTGTATTTTTAACTATTTCTTTTCTATAATTATATAGTTATGCATAAAATGATAAGTTGTTTATTGTAAAAATTCAACTATTTCTTTTTCAATATCCTAAAAATTGTAATAATTCTTTTAATTGTTCTCTTACATGACCAAGAGATCCAGCAAAACTATAATCTTTTGCACCTTCTAAATAAAATCTTTCTTCAAATGATGTTAATGCTTTATCAAATTGTTTCATTAATAAAAAACATTCTTCATAAGCTTTAAGCATATCAGATTCAGCACTTTCTTTTAATATCATTATAAATCCTAAATTATTATTTCAAGACCACTTCTTTTTGCCCAATCAAGAAAAGAATCAAATTCAACATCTAATTCCATAAAGTTTCTTGCATGAATGATATTATAAATTTTATCATCATAAACATCAGGATTGATATCTCTATTCTTTTTTATTTCTGGAATTTTTAAAATCAATTCTTTAGAAATTTCTGTTTTAAAAGATTCAAAACTTTCTGGACTTTCATCTAAAGAATCTATATCATATTTTTTAATTATATCTTTGAGATTAATTTCCATATTTCCATCCATTTAAAATAAAGCAAGATTTCCAAAGAAATAGTTGGATAAAATATCCTCTGGAAATCAAAATTATTAATTATTTAACTTTTTGAGTTATTAAATTAAGCAGTAAGTGTATAATCTCTTTGAGCTGTTATCCAAATAACATTACCAGTAGCAAGAACTGAACTTGTTCCTTGTGCTATCTGGACTTGACCATTTGCAGGTCTTGTTATTACTGCACCAGTTGTAGTCACTACTGTTCCTGCTGAAGTTAAAACTGTAAAAGCTGCTACTAAGTTATAGTTAGGTATTGGATTCTGAAATATAAAGTTTATAGCTCCATTAGTAACATCTACTGCTGTGACTGTATAACTTCTACCAAATGATACTCCATTTGTTAATTTGCAATTTAATTGTGTTGCTGCCATTGTATTATTCTCCTTTTAAATTTTCTTTTAGTAATTTTCTTCTTTTTTACCATCTTTTAAATAAGAATCAATTTTTTCATCTGACCAATCAGGATGATCTTTCTTGACATCTTCTTTAGTTTCTCCTACAAGAGGAATTATATTATCTCCTTCCTGGAGAGTAAGAATACCTCTATTAGTTTTAAATTCAACTTCTTTCATTACTTTCATTGTTATAACCATCCTTTTCTTTTAATTCTTGTTATATCATTATCATTAACTTCTTCTCTAAGCTTTTCATCAGGATCTTTAAATTCATAAGTTCTACCTGCATCTTCAAGTAAATCTTTTAATTTAATTACTAATTTCTGAGCTTCAACCATTGTTTTCGAACTACAAATTTGTTCTTTAAATTCAGAAAACCTTGGATTATATTCTACAATATCTTCATAATATTTCTTAATTTCTTCTCTTTGAGGTTTAAAATTAATTTTTGCTTCTTCTATTCTTTCTTTTTCTTTTGTAGATTCTTCAAGTTTAATTTTTTCAACTTTCGTTGATTCTTCTATTTGTTTTTTAGAATTAAAATCAGAAACTACCTTTTTTTGAAGTTCTTTAATTTTTTCTAATTTAACTTTTTCATCAAGAACTTTCTTTGTTGAAGAAAGATCTTCATTTAATTTTTTAATAGAATTTTCAAGAATAGAAATTTTATTATCTTTTTCTTTTAAAGCTTTTGATAATGCTTCAACTGTTTTAAGACATTCTTTAAATTTCTTAGCTTCTACCATTCCATTTGATCTTGCTTTCTGGTTTTCATAAAGATCTTTCATTTTTTTAGAATAATCTTTTAATGTATCAAGAATACCAGTTGAAAGATCATATTTTTCCTGAAGACTTTTATAATTTTCAGTTAATTCATTCTGTTCTTTAACTAATTTTTTTTGGGTTTCTTCAAGAGAATCTGTTTTAAGACCTTTCTTTGCAAATTCTTTTATTTTCTTATCTACTTCTTGAATAGCTTTTTCAACTTTTTCTTTTAAATCAGATGATTCTTTATATGTATCATCAAACCATTCAAGAATACTTCTATATCCTTGGATTTTATCTTCCATGTCTATTTTAGCTTCGCATTCTTTTATCTGATTTTCAATAGATTTTCTAAACATTTTTTCTTCTACTGAGAATTTTTTATTCATAATTGCTCCTGTTGTATTCTTTATTGTTGATTCTTCTTTAACATATACTTGTTTATAACTATCTAAAACTTTATCTCTTTCTTCACCTTTTATTTCATCAGTATCTTTATTAAATAATTTATTAGAAATATTATTTAATTTTTTCTTAGATTCTGGATTTTGTATTAATTCAGAATAATCTAACTTTTCATTCAATTTATTCTCAAATATTACTTCTTGTATTTCCTTTATAGGAATTTCATGATAAATATGATCTTGGTTAGCTTTTCTTGCTTCAATTCTATTATCATCTAAAAATTTTTCAACTATCCAGTTTGTATCATTCCATTTAATTTTTGAACCAAGTTTAACTTCTTCTTTTAATTTTTCTTCTGTTATTTTGCTATTTCCATATCCCCAAACATCATAACTGGGATTAAGGACAAAATCAAAATAGCGTTCCAATTCATACGTTGACTCATCAACTTCACCAGAATTTAAAACTTCTCCAAAACCCGATGAACTAAGACCAATTCCTGCACCTGGAACCGAAAGAATATCTTTAACTAAACCTTTTCCATGTTGCCCAACAAGATAAACATTAGCCATTAAATATTCTTCATTATTTATTTTTTTAATATGGGGATCTTTTTCTATTGCCCAAATTTTTTCTACATCACCATCATCATCTGGATGATTTAAAAGTCCATAAGACCATTTATTTTCTTTAACTACTTTTTCACCTAATTTTCTTGTATAAACTCTATTATTTTTATTTCTTGATTCTAATCTCCAAACAGGAAATTCCCAAGCTTCCAATACTTGTTTTTCAGTTCCTTCTATTAAAACTTTATTATTAGATTCATTTAAAGGAAGTATTTTAGCATAAGTTGAAGGTACAATAGATTGTTCAATTAATCTTTCTTTTGCCATAAATTTCCTTTCTTTTATATAATTATATAGTTACTCAAAAATATAAATGTCTTAATCAAGAATTCCTAATTTTTCTCCAGATTCAAAAATTATTCCATTTATCATAACATCTTCTTTAAGAACAACTTCTTGTTTTATTGATTTTTTTACAGATTCTTTTTGAGGATTATCATATGTATCTTCATTTAAAGGAGTTTTACTTAACTGATTTAAATATACTCCAAAACCTCTATTAGCATAATTTGATTTGCTTTCTACGTATGCTTTTTGACCTTGAATATTTTGAACTATTCCATTCATAGGAATTACTTTTCCAGAATTAGGATCTGTATAATTCCAATAAACTTTATCATATTCTTTTATTCTATTTCCTGATTCTTTCATAGGTTTTCTTTTATTAATGAAAGATTCATCTTTTCTTTCCATAACAAATTTTTGAGCATTAGGAGAAAGATTACTTAATTGAATTATTTTATCTTTACCTGAACCTACCATTGATTTTACATAATCTTCTGGTGAATGTTCTCTCCAATCATAAAGATTACCACAATATTGACCAAATCCTTGAGCACCATAAGGATTATCACTAAAACCATAAATTTCACCACTTGTAGTTACAAGAGTATATCTATCTACAGTTTCTCCACCATTATCTAAAATATAAAAATTTGAAGATTCATCTAATTTTTCTACTATTACTTTTGCTTCAATTGAAGATTCCTTTACTTTTTTCTTACCTTGTAATTCTTTAAATTTTTTATCTAAGTCTTTTTTTTCTTCATCGGATAGTTCTTTTCCAGAAAGTTCATTTAATTTTCTTTGTTTTGCTGTTATGAATTCATTTTTCTTTTCTTTAATTTTATCAATTATAATACTTTTTTTCATTATTACATCCTTCAATAATTTATACTTATATAGTCTTTTAAATGAAGATAAGTTATAATCTTTTCTTGCCTAATTTTTCTTTCTTTCCTTCTTTTAAAAGATGAAGAGTAAATTGATTTGTAGGTTCAGGATTTGTAAATGAAGTTATAAAATGTCTTCCACTTGAAATTCCTTCATTTATTCTCATATCTTTTTTGCTTTTAAAATATGCTTCTCTTACAATTTCTTCTTCTAAATGTTCAATTCTCTTATTTTGATCTTCAGAAAGTTTTTCATTTTCTACATTTATTTCTTTTATCCATGTATCAATATCAGCATCATTTAAAAATGTAAATTTAGTAAATATGTCCTTTACAACTTTGACAGGAAGTTTTGAAGAAATTCCAAGAGCACTAGCAAGATTATCTATAATTGATTTTGCTAAAACAAGACTTGTAGATTTATTAGCTGTTCTATCAGCGGCATCTTCTGTTACTGGAAAATTCATTGCTATTTCAAATTCTTCATCTTCGTCAAATTCTTCAGAAACTATTAGTTGAATTTTAACCATTTGAATTAATTCTCTAATAATAGCTGTTTGAACTTGTAATACAGCTCTTGCAAAAGGTTTATATTGTTGAAGCAAAGCTTGTCCTGAAGCTCCCCAACCTGTACCTTCATTGATTAAATAACCTCTTGGAATAGCAGTAGCAATGATTTCATCATCTCTTAGCATTTCTATATCTGCTATATCCCCAAGAACCATTTTATTTTGCATCTGATCATATTCAACAACATCTTTTGGAACCCAAATAGCACCACCAACTGCCCAATCTTCTCTTGCACCTTCAAGATAGGATAAATTCATAAATTCATTTTTAGCTTCATTAATTGCTTGCCATGTTTCTGCTTGAGTCATATTTTTATCTACTGTTATTTTATAAACATCTTTAGGAAATTTAGATGCTCTTGCCATTGCCATTAAATTTTTTGAAGCTTTTAATTGTCTAAAAGGAGAAAGAGAATTTATTAAAAGAGGTCTTCCATAAGGATAGAATTCTGTTTTTGATGATTGAAGTCTAAAATGTGTAACTTCCCAAGGAGCTAAAAATAAATCAGATTCTACCTGATATCCAAAAAGAAAAGTTTTATAGTATTGAGTTGTATCAACATCATCTCTTATATTCTGAAGAGTTTTGGCCATCATTTCTAATCTTGAATCTCTAGCCATAAAAGTACTAAATTGATGATAATTTGCCATTTGCTTTCTTGCTTCAACAGCATTAAATTCAAGTCTGTCTTTTATTGTTCTTACATCTACTACTAAAGAAGAAGAATAACCAACTTTATCTTTAAGAGAATTTATACTAAATGAATCACCATATAAAACAAGATTTCTTGCTATATCTCTTAATGTTTGTTGATTAATATTAAGTCTATCAAAAAGATCATTAATATAATTTTCTACTTTTTTATTTTTTGCTGTTACTATGATAGGTTTATTTTGAGAATCATATTGGCAAACTTCATCAGCATATGTTTCTATAGCTCTTGAAATTATACCATCCTGATAATACATGTAATCCAAATCTGCATATCTATCTAATCTGTTTTTAAGAGTTGCGGCATTATCATGCGTTTCTTTCATCCACCATGACCAAAGCTTTTCAATTTCTGGAATGAATTCTACTGGTTTCATCTTACCAGTTTCTTCATCTCTTTGACCTGGAAATACTTGTGTTTTTCCTGTTTTACCTATATTATTTTGACGAAAAGAAATATTAAATGCATATTGCAATTTCTTGAAAAAATTTGGTTGATTATTGACCATTGAATTTTTACTCCTAACTATGATATTGTTATAAATATATAGTTAGGAAAAAATTTTCTATTAATGATTTTTATTTATATGTCTTTGAAGATTAGTAGTTCCTATCATTTTATTGCAACATTTAATTTTTAATCTTCCTTTTTTAAATCCTAATTTTTCATATTTGGAAATTTCTTCGGGAATAACATAAATTTCTTTAATTCCATTGTTAATCCATTTTTTATTATTTGCTGCTCCGTATTTCCCATATCTAGGAGAATTTATTCCATTAAAATCCATATGGTTGTTTTTCATTTTCTGGCACATTTCTTCTTGTCTTTTATCAGCTTCTTCTTTACCATATTTTTCTAACCAAATATCATAATCTTTAGAATATGGTCTAAGAAAATCAAGATATTTTTGTTCTATATCTTCTCTAAGTTTTAAAGGAGAATTTAAAATAATTTCAACTATTTCAAATACAAAATTTTCTTTTCCATGTTTATTATAAGAATTTTGTAATTTAATATTTCCATGATTGTTTAATTCTAATAATTTAAAATGTTTATTTTTTCTATATTCTAAATCTTCAGAACTTCCATAATATGATTTATTTGTAATGGTATTTCTAATTCTATAAATTCCTGAATAAATAATTTTCATATTTTATTATACATAATATTTTAATAAAAATCAATTCTAATCATGTTCTGAATCAAGTAGGCTTCCTACATGAGGTCCTTTATCATAATTAAATTTTCTTACATCTTCTTGATTTGCCATCCGAAAATCTTCTGGGATATGCAGAGGCTTATTCTCAGCAAGATAATCTCTATGTAAAAAACTTCCACATTTTTTACATGTAAGCTGAGAATCTGCAAATGTTTCAGACATGTGTTTTTCAAGAATAATTTTTTTCTTAGAACATTTCTTATTTGAACATCTAAATATGTATTCAGGCATTTATTTTATCCTCTCTTCCATCTTGTTCTACAATTATGTTAACAATATTAGGATTACAATCAAAATAGTTATGGTCCAACTTTTCTTTTAGTTTTGAATAATATCCTATTCCGTTTAATACTCCATTTATAATATGTCCTTCTGATATATGCACAACTGATTGGCAATGTTTTTCAAGAAAATATTTTATATGATTAGCTATTGTTGTTTTTCCTGAACCTACTTTACCTTTTATTACTATTTCTACTTCATAATCCATTTATTCCTCCACGACATCTTCTTTACCCATCTCATGTAAAAGATCTTCTACAATTCTAAGCTCATCTGTTCCTGTTTTAGATAACTTGTAAAGTGAAGAGAAAGCTTTCTTTATGAATCCGCTCTTGACTTCAAGTTTTTTAGCAAGTGCTTTAACCTGGTCATTGAAATCGTCAGATATAATTTTAGCTTCTGTCTTGTTTGCTGAATAAATTTGATATACTCTCTTGAATTCTTCCTTCATTGCTTCTTGATTTTCCATTTTATTTCTCCTTTTTGTAATAATTCTTACATTCTGGTTGAATACATTTATTTCTATAAATCCATCTCAGTCCTATTAACCATGAGAATCTTTTTATAGAGCTTTTACAGATAGGACATCTTTGTCCATCATCTCTTTCATAGATGATTCTTATTGGAGAAGGTTTTGGTTTATTTGGTTGTTTCATTTTAATAAGCTTCCTCTAGTATTCCAGTTGTTAATGTTATATGTTCATCAATATCAAATTCATTACAAGATTCGTAAGGAACTTTTTCTATTCCTTCAATAAAGAATTCAGTTCCTCCAATTTTTACATGCACTTGTTCTTCTTCGGGAATACTTTTTAAAAATTCTAATAATTCTTTTACTATCATTTTATTTACTCCTCATTTCAATTATAAAATCTTCTATTTTACTATATAAAACTTGTCCTAAAATAACTGGTCCATATGTTATAGAAATTATAAATATCCATATTAAGTGAACTTGTCCTGTATAAATATGATTCTCTAGAATATCCTTTGCTATTGTTGCAAATCCAAAGAAGAATCCTATCAAGCACCAAATTAATATTATGTAAAAAATTATTTCCATTTATTTATCCTTGTAAGAAATTAGTTTTGTTGTAAATTCAAGGTTATTTTGCTGTAACATATCATTAATTAGTTGTAAAACTTCATCACATCCTGTCTTTCCGTCTTTTGTAATGTCTTCCCAAAATTCATCACTTTGCTCTGTTATAGTTACTTGAAAAGTATATTCTTTCATTATTTTTCTTCCTTTAATAATTCTTTATACATCATAAGATGTAATGATCTATCAGTATCTATACAAATACATTTAGTACAACTTACAATATTATTTTCAATTACAACATTTCCTTTTCCACAATAAGGGCAAATTTCCTTTTCTAAAACATGTTTTTTATTCATTTATATAACTTCCAACTTTTTGTTTTATCTTTTTGCTGATTTTTTCCTTCTTGCAGAAATCATCAAACATATCATTAATATTTTTATTTTCTCTTTTCTCTGAATCTTCAATTTTCATTTCTTCTTTGCTTTTCTTTAGATGTATTCCGCCTTCCCTGATATATAAACCTATAAATTTATTTTCTGCTGCTTCTTTTGAAGGGGCGTTTTCTATATCGTAGATTACGAATTTATTATCAAGAATATCTGCAGGATAAGCATCAGTATATTCAATAGTATTATAGTCCAAAAACCTTGGGACTTCAACATATTCAATCTCCTTCGTCTCTGTATCAATCAAAGCTATAAAAGAATCTTTTCCTTTTTCTGCAAAATTATTTATAAGAACTGATCCTAAATATCCTTTTTGTCTTTTATGAATATGACCACTCATTCTTTGACCTTTCAAAAAAGATAGATCTATAAAATTTTCATCATCTTCAGAAAACTTTATTGTTTCATCTTGTAAATGAGTAAATATAAAATCATAATCTAAAGGAAATTCTTTTTGATCTTTTAAATATTTTTCATAGAATTCTTTTTGTGTCTTTCCTCTAGTTAATTCCGTTCTGTCATACATGAATGGAAGAAATAAACAAAACAAATTCCCTATGCTATCATGTTTAGGTTCATAAATTATTTCTGTGTTTATATTTCTTCCTAAAGAAGTCAAAGCATAACTATTTTTTTCTCTTAAATACTCATGATTTCCTACTAAATAATATTTATTTTTAAATTTTAATTTATTATTAAAATAAGTTGCCATGTCAACAGCATCTGGATTAGGCTTTGATTTATCATAAACATCCCCTAAATGAATAAATGTATT